CTGTGCTCACCCCTTATAGTTTACTAATACTTGTAGGCATTCCCATTGCCCCAAAGTAAAACTAACAACACGGTTGTTTATAGTGACATCAAAACCTTCACCATTGTGCCACTCGCATACTTCCATAAAGTCACCTGTATCAGCGAAGGGATCGTAAGGTTTAAGCTCAGAGAACCTAGCCTTTCGTGTGTAAATTTCAATAGTCATTTTCAATAAAGTTATAAAAGTTAATAGTTTTATCTACACTGTTTGCCCACCGATCAAACTCATTTAGTGGGCAGCTAATATCTACAAAGAAGTCTGGGTATGCCCAGTAACGAAACCTATATAGACGATTACCCTTCTTAGCCATGGCACCTATCTTAAAGAAGTCACGGTCAACACTAAACCCTCGTAACTTTAACATGGTTTTGAATTGACTAGGACTCATGCCCCATAGCCTATCACGATCTGGTTTTTTAGTGTGGTATTTAAATCTCATGATCCTTAATCCTTGTGTTCACTACTATGAAAAATACACTCCAGTGGAATAATCAAACTCAGCATGGATAATTCGGTGTATACCATTGATCTTATTCTTTACTATGTTCAAGTGTCTTTGACCATCATCGCCGTCTGTAGAGTCCTGCAATGGGGGATTACGTGCAATTAAAATCATTAGGTCACTCTCTCCTGCAAGCCCTGTCTTACTGCCTTCGATCATGGCTTGAGATAGAACGATCTTCCCTTCAGCCTCAGCAGATAACTGTGTACAATAAACTACAAGACAACCATACATCTTCCCAATGTTTCTTGCATACACTGCATTGGCTTTAAGCACTGCAGGATCTTGAGTAGATGCCCCATCTTCAGCAAACTTAGATCCAATGTCAAGCACTACAATGTCTGGTTTGTGTGTCTTGATCACTGACTCTGCCCATCTCATGGTCTTACCTGTAGCATCTACAAACTTAAGGTTATCCCGTATAGGATCATAGAGCCTATGTGCCTGTGCCTTATCTGCAGCTATCTGTGCCATGGTCATGCCTGTAGCTGCTGTCATGTACCTACTGGCTACCCTCTCAGGTTTCTCCTCATTACATAGCACCAGGATACGTGCACCTTGTGATGCCCATCCATGGGGACCTGCACATAAGGTACTGTGAAAGCTACTCTTGCCTACGTTAGACCTAGCACCTATCACAAACAACATACCACCATCTAAACCCTGCACTGAATTAAACAGTGAAGGTATATTAAACCTCCACTTGGTATTGTTAGCTGCCTTAGCTAGCAGGTTATCAATGCTGTTATCTACATAGCTAACACGTATCTGTGGGGTAAAGTCATCTTGATAGCTATCGAGAATGTTCTTTAAGGGTTCCATCGTATGCTGTTCACCATTCACGTACTGGAATCCTAAGTTAGCTACTTCCTCCCCTACCACTTGTCTGAACAGGTTACTGATCACTCGCTGTGCCACATCTGAACCCATAGGCTTTTCACCACGTATCTTGTTGAACTCAAGATGCATAGCGTGTCGTTGTGCTGTGGTTAGTGTGGGGTTATCGGTGAAGTACAATGCCTCAAGTTCTTCGGGTGTAATATCCCTCTGATACTCCTCCATTGCCTTGTCTATGACCTGCTTTATCTTTCTGAGATCCTTGCTAAAGATCTTATCTGGGCACTTGCTGCCCCTGGTTTCGTCGTAAAAGGATTTATCTAACAGACTCTTGAGTAAGGCATGTTCCATTGAATCTCTCTATCAAAGAGTGGACACGTTGCATGTCCTGGGGTTGGCGATATTTCAAGTCATCATACAGCTTCAGTGCATGAGCGTCAATGCCACTGGATTTGAGTTGTCTGGTGTAGGCAACTGTCTTGGTCAGGGCATCAGGATCTAAAGCTACGATGACTTGCTTGTACTGCTGCAGTTGCTGGGTGTGCTCACTGAGTAATGATGTACCCATGATGGCAAACCCTGCACACTGTTCAAACTCCAAGGCTTGTGTGGCAGATATGCAATCCTCAACCACAATTGCGGTATGACCTGCGCCACATACATACGCTCTGCGAGAATTGCCATACCTTTTCCACTTCGTGGCATGAGTCTTAGTTGACTTGTACAATCTCCCGACAGCATCGACCATCTTACCCTTGTCCATGACTGTAAATACAACTCGACTGTCTCTGACATCGAAGCGTAATTCCACGGTGTCATGGATGGAGTACGACCTACGAAATGCTTGAATGTGCTCATGATCTTTTACAATCCATTCGGGTAGTACAAAGGGGACATCATTAACAACTTCTTTATTAATCAATAACTTACGTATATCTTCTATACGTAAACCTACAGAATATTTACCTTTAACTGTACAACTATTTGCATAACAATTCCACACTAACTGTCCATTGTCATTGCTCACTGTAAATGTATTCTTTCTAAAACATATAGGACATTTACCTCTAAATGTTTGTCCTATATGTAGATCTAAGTTTAATACATAGTCTTTGATATTAGACATTTAAATGTATACACTTATAATATATTGTTACCCTCGGCTGCTTGTGAAGCGAAGCGTAGCAGCTTTTCTGGCACTTGTCAATGTATGTTTCATGTAAGGCATCACTGAAGCTGGACTCTGATGACCTGTCACTGCCATAATTTGTGGTAATGGGACCCCTGCATCGACCATCTCCATTGTGCCTGTCCTTCTCATGTCCATGATTTGTAGCTCTTCAGATAGCCCAGCTTTACGCATGATCCTACGTGCTGCCATGGATATCGTGTGCTTGTTGTAGGTATTACCTGTGACCTTACTTGCATTACAGATGGGTGCAACGTAAGGTTGGAATCCTATCTCTTGCTTCTGCTGTACCAACATCCCATGTAATTCATCTGTCGTAGGCAGTTCTACCTTAGCCCTACGTTTAGACTGCTCAAGGTACAACACTCGATGTTCAAAGTCATAGTTGTCCCATTTTAATTGGGTCATATCCCCTAGCCTCTGACACCACTCGTATGCCATCTGAACTATGAGTCCCACAGAACGGGTGTTAAACGAGCTATAAGCCACGTTTAAGAAGCGGGTGATATCCTCCCTAGTCCAGACTACTTTGCGTGTCTTGTAGGGCCTTCTAGACACCTTGCTGAAGGGATTTACAGTGCAGTATCCTAGCTGGATACTGAAGTTGTACAATTTACTGGAAACTCTGCACGTGTGATCAGCGAAAGATAACCCCCTTTCAGCCCAATGATTGTATGCACGTTGTGCCTGGGGCACTGTCAATGTCGTTAGAGACATACTGCGTACAGTTCGTGTGCCTATGGGAGTATCTAGTAGTGTGTCGAGGCAGTACTTGTAATCCTTTTGTGCAGACTTAGACAGGTTTCTATAGTCCAAGGAACTATAGTACTCGTCGATAGCATCTACAATCTTTCGCTTTTTCATGGTGTCAGATCACACAGATGGGTTTATCCAGTTGAACATAGCCTTGCTTAGGAAGTTGCTTATCTCCTTCTTACCTGCTAGTGGCACAGGTGTATCTTCCATTTTAGGTGTGGTTGATGTAGCCCATACCCATTTCTTGTCCACTTTGTATGAATGAATCATCTTGCTCCTACGCATGTACTGCAACAAAGAGGCAACTCTTGCATGTGTTGTCTTAAATTCAGCCTGTAATTCAGATGCTGTCATTGCCCTATTCGATATAGCTTTGATGACATCTGCTTGATCAATGGTTGCGTTAGGATCAAAGACCATGATTACTCCAGATGAAATACGTTAGCGATAGCTTCAGCACAAGCAAGTGCCACTTCAACGTGCTCTTTCTGTGTGCCATTCTTAGTACGCAAGTCAAGGTAATGCAACCAACTACGTAGCGTACCGTTCATGTACATACGAGATTCCATCATGCCTTCGGGTAATACTGAACGTGCTACTTCCTTGGCTATACCATGCTTGATAGCCCAAGTGTAGGCATCGAGTGCTGCATGCTTGACTTGGGATTGCATGTAGTTCCATGTGTTCTTTAACTTCTCATCTTCAACTTCGATAGAATTCTGTCGGTTAGATTTGTCTTGCAGCCTTGCTTCTCTAAATACAAATGAGAGATCTTTAGTTGGGTCAGCATATCGTTGGCTGAACTCTTGGAAGCTAAAGCTTCTGTGTCTGAGTATCTGTCTGGCAATGTCTCGTGTGGTTGTGATTTCGAGGCATAGGTTGACCATTTCAAAGGGTGACCAGTGTCTGTTTTCAATGAGGTACTCCAGTAATTTGTCTGCGGTTTTACTGTTGAACTGGTTGGTTGGATTCGAGACACGAGCACAGAACGCAACCAACTCCTTAATCGTTTGGGGACAGAACGCAACCAACTCTTTAATCGTTTGGGGATGTCCTGTATATACACCATCGTCATCTACAAATGCTCCAGTATTAACTTGCGAATACGATATTAAATTAACCTTCACGGTATACCTCTAGCCTTTCTTTCTGTTGGTGTTCAAGAACGTCATACTTAACCTTCCTACGTGCTGCTTCTTTGACTATAAGCTCATCAGCAGTTACAGCTACCTTCTCCACAAAGGCAGGTGTCTGTGGATTCTCTTCACTGATACGGTACACATGCCCTTGTACATAGTCATTCAGGATCAAACCCATGTCCATGAGCATGTCATACTGGTAGTTATGATGGGGCAGTACCTCCTCCATGCTCGATGGGTAATAGCACAGCATCGTGCGGTATGACATCTCAGGATCATGAGTGTCATTGACCTTGAAGGTAGCTACCCCATACTTACCGCCACGTGAGCTAACTTCATCTTCTGCCAGTGCCATTGCCTTTTCCTGGTTCTCACCTACGTAGACCACATACCAGTGATCATTGGTGCGCCCCCATCGATAGGCAATGGTCATGTAATAGGTGTTTACTTTAGGCTGGGACATAGATAGTGTTTCTTGTTTCATAAATACCACCATTTTCAGTTGCAGTTACACGAATTACTGTGCTAGTTACTACGTTACCCTCGCTATGTATAGGATGATCGAGGGCATACAAACGAATGTGATCATCATCTACCCATGTTACAGAGCCTTTCCTGTACCTAACTGTTTTCTTTTCTGTGGGTACAGCGTCCTTAGCCTTATCAGTAACCCACTCAAAGTCCTTGTCCATCTTCACTGCATTGTTGATTGCTTCCTTCAATGCCCATGAAAGTAAGGAAGATGTTTCTTCCTGTGTCATGTCTAATGTGATGGTGCAACTGCCATCCTCATGTTCAGTAATTTTTGAAATTTCAGCCACAATTATTCTCCTGTAAGTAATACGGTTCTACTAAACGTCTTGCCATCCTTGTTACGGGTGTAGCAAAAGTAATTGCCATCTTCGCCTAGCTCCTTGACTAGCTGCCCTTCAGTGGGTTTGCACATGTGCTTTGCTGCAGCTTCACGCATGTGTTTCCTATCTGCCTGAATGCTCAGGTGAACCAGGAAAAAGCACACACATACAATGAATGCAAAGTAGGAAAAGTTTAAAACTGTTTCAGATGTCGAGTGGATCTTTTCTCTTAGCATTGTCAATCTCCTTTTCAATGCGCTTGTTATCGGACTGCTTACGCTTGTCCTTGAGTACACGAAGCTTGTACTTAGGTGTACGTAAGTCCTTTGCTACTGGATTTGGTTTCCTACGTACACCTGACATACTGCCTCCTATGCAGCTAACATGAGATCAAGTTGTGCCTCATCAATCTGGGGCATGTACTTGCTTTGGAACTCCTCACCACGAATCACAGACTCGATGTCCTGCTCCATGCGGATACGCTTCTGTGCCACATCTGCACTACGGGTTTCGATGTGGGTACTCAGGTGAGTGAGTGTGTTGTACAAACGGTATGACGTATTGCCTAAGCTGCCATAGCTATCGTGGATACCTACGATGCGCTCAAGCCACTTGTTATTGACCTTGCTACCTGACTTGGTTTGATAGGTAGCTACATTACGTCTGAGGAAATCGATAGCCTCATCGTGATCTACACGGATACCCTGCATGATACGCATCACTTGGGCATCACGCATCAACTGCTGAGGGAAACGTGCAGCTACCTTGCCCACTGTCTCTGGATCACTGTAGGTGGTGTGCTTTTGCACAATGCCTACGGATTCACGTGGTGCAATCATGCCATTTAAGCATGCCAGACGATAGATCATGGCACGAATCTGCCTACGGATAGACTGGTCATGCGAGTCACTAAAGTTCATGGTCATCTTGGCAGGTTCACCAAGCACCTTCTCGTACTGATACTTCTGCAGAGTGATGCTAGCGGACATGGCAGCACCATCCTTGATAGCACTGAACTTGACATCTGCACCTGACGTATCCAGGCCAGAGTTGAGCAAGCCTTCACGGAAACTATCCCATGCCTTGCTGAAGTTCTGTGGATTGTGGATAGACTTACCATCACCGATCACAGTGTCAGTGTTGGGGTTGATAACCCAGAACTTATTCTTGATAGCCACACCATTACGGATCTGTGGCTCACGGATAGGATCAAAGTTGAGGTTGGTAGGCAGGGCAGGGAGTACGGTATCTAGCATGGCAGTGTCCATAGTGATGTTGGTGGTGTTGGTATCGAAAGTGAATGCGTCCATGGTATTTCCTAGTGGTTGGTTGGGTACAAGTGAATGCGTTTTTGCTGGATTTGATACGGGTATATACTGCGTACTTCAATGACTACACGGAACTTGGTACATACATGCTGCAGGAAATCGAAAGGTGGGCTATGCAATGATTCAAACGATACCCACAATTCGTGTCCTTCATACTTGGCTACGGGTGATTCTTGCATGCTCCAGCGACTAATGGTCTTGGTAGGACAATCAATCACTGGATTCCAGCCTAGTGCCTTGAATGGGTTTTGTGTTGCGAATGCCTGTTTGATGGGTTTGTAGGAATCGGGTACACCCTTGAATACCACGTTGCTGTGTACCCAATCATGTTCTTTTACATCCACTGCACCACCATACACCGTATAGCTACGGGCATGGGGATGTGCAGGTATTTCCATGTAGAAAGTTACCAAGTTTTGTACACTCCTCTGACAGGGGTTATTCTGTGCCAGTAAATCGAGAACTTCCACAAGTGAATCGCATTGAAGTCCGACTGTGGGTCAGATATCAGAACAGAAAATCCTCTGCTCTTCTTCGCCCTCTTACGGATAATGATGGGTAGACCGAGGAACTTAGTGCGCTTTTCATAGTATCGCATGGTGTTGCATCTCCAGGGTTGATTGTCCACTTACGTTGCTGCCCATGTCCACTGCGTTTGATTTGCAATGTACTAAGGGAATTGTACCTACAAAAATTTACAGCGTCAAGGTATCGGTTAAACACTACCACGATGATTGATACTCCAGGTAAAAATCAGGGTTATGCCTGAGAAAATCTAGCACAGTGCCGAGCTTGTCATGCGTCACCTTCAGTGCCTCAAAGTAATAGTCATCATACTCTGTACCACCGAAAAAGAATCCCCCTTGTGTTGGCAGTAGATCGTCTGCCATGTCGGGTGAATCGATCACATCAAGTATCGTTTTACGCAGTGCCTTGATGTGATCTGTTGTGACATGGTAAGTCCCACAGTCATCCCTGCCACCCTGTACATTATCCACAAACCACTGATGGATAGCGTTAGCCTTACGCCAGTATGCAACTTCCACAGACAGTGTTGCAGCATGGATCTGCATACCCTTGGGAAGCTTCAGTGGTGCGGTTAGATCTGCTACCTTCTCATTGCGGTAGTGGGATGTCTTAGCGTTGAGGTACATATCGAGGCCCATGATTTAAACTCCTTCAAGGCTAACGGTTGGATTGAAAGCTTCTACGGTACGGTCCGTGTGCAACTGTGCATAGTTGCTGAATAATATCCTGCGGTTAGGGTTATCTGCATCCACAAAGGAATCGTACTTGTACGGGTTGTAGGTAACCTTGGTACGCTGTTCATTGCCATACAGCACCATGTCTAGGCTATCTTGTAGCATCCTACCCTCGATACCTGCATGTACGTTTTTCTTCCTCTCACGTAGGACACGCTGCCTACCTGCCTGGGATACCTTGAACTTGCATGCAGCTAAGACTACCCACTGACGGTGAGCAATGACTCTGCCCTTGTTGGGACCTTCCAGTGCTTTGACAGACCACAGTTTCCTGTGCAGGTTGAAGTACACAAAGACACGTGGGCCTGTATGTACAGGTATCTTGCCTGGGTTGATTGTGAGTGTCATGCTGCCTCCGTTACAGTGGGGATGTTTACGATTGCATTGATCACGTACTGATAGCATGGGGCATCTAGCCCTACCTTCTGTACGTGTGCCTTTGCTTGCTCCTCCGTATCAAAGCGTAGCATCCATACGTTGCCATTGCCATTGATGCGGTATGAGAGTAGGTATCCTTCGATCTGCATGGTCATACCTAACCTCCAGTCGCCTTGGCGATGGCTGCGTGGGCTTTTTCAAGTGCAGCAAAGGCATCCATGTGTGGTCCTGGAGTCTTGACGCACGCAGCAAGCCATTTCAATGCCCCCAACAGTTCGGGCGCTGCTGCGATCAGGCGGGCGTTGGCCCGATTGACGTCGGTCGTGCCCTGCCATGCCGTTGCGATTTCGTTAGCGGTAAAAGCGGCTTGTACTGTGACATTCACACGCCCCCAATGTTCGGTCGATTCCGTGGTCAGCCACGGCCCCGGTGTATGTTTACTCATTGCTCACCCCTTGCTTTCAGCATTGCATCTGCTAAGGCATATGCTGATTCTGCGTACTTTATGGCATTTATGTTTCGATCCATAGGAACTAATGCTTGTAAGGCTTTAGCTGCAAAGTAGTCACGCAGAGTCATGCCTTGGTTTTCTGGAAGTGTGTATTCGCTTGGAAATGCCGGTCCTCCATCGTTAATCATTGCTCACCTCGACTCAAAATTTTGTCTCGACAATTCATGTAGGCTTTGTTGTATCTCTGCTGAACCTCACAGACTGGTCCAGACATGATCAAGTCATCACACACCTTCGCACACGCTTCACGCTCTTGTTTAATGAACAATTCAACAAACTCTATAAGCTCATCAAGATAGAACTCGTAATATTCTTCTTGAGTGCTTTCACCAAAGCGGCTGAAACGAACGCTCGTACATTTACGCTGTGCGATATCTTCAATTGCTTTCTTCATGATTTCCTCACTTGATGATCGTGGCATCTGCCGGTGGTTGGACGTTGTCTGGGTCCTGGACCACGAACCGAGTCGAAATCCTGATAGCAGTTGCACAACTGCGGATTGACTCGATGAACTCGTTTGCTTCCCGGCTGCTCATAGTTTTGTACCACCATACACCACCAGGACGGTCATAATTTGTCGGAAGGAAGGCATAAAATACTTGTATAAGCATGGTCATTACTCCAAGTTAAGAGACATAAGCTTGTCGAACGGTACGCTGTGTGTTGTGCCCAGTGCATGGTCATGTACTTGGAACTCATACCCCAGTGCATGGATGTGCTTCACAGTCTTACGGGTGAGTGTCTGAGTACCTGCAATGCTAGCAAACAGGTGTGCTTTGTGGCACATGGGGTTGATCCTGATCTTGCCATAGGCATGCTTCATTGATACGGTTATGTCCATCATTAGCCCCTACGTGGTTGCGGTACAAGCTTATATGCCTTGCGGAACTCTGCTTGGTCTAAGTCTGTGAAAGTTTTCCTCCACTCACTGACTAACTCACCCTCTGTCAGCGTAGTAAATCCACCCTCTGCCATGAACAGGATCACATCCTCGGATATCTCAGGATTCTGCAATGTGTATTCGAGTTCATGCTTAGTGAGGTCATACAGCATTTGATTGTGAGTGATGAGTACCATGCTAAATCTCCAAAGTTAGTGTCGAAGCTGCCGGACAGTAGAATCTAGGGGACTTTCGTCCCCATTGCATGCCTAAGATTAAGTACGTACCACAAAGCCATTGTCGTTATGCTTAGCCTTACCCTTAGCCTTTAAGCCTACGATAACACCCTGTGACTCAAGAAAACGGGCATCCTGAGCGTCACCGTCGATAACCTTGCGTCCCATGAAGGTCAGGGGGAACTCACCTGCAAACACCACAGCCATACGTGCCTCTGCCTTGAGTGCATGCTTGATCTGGTTTTTGTACGAAGGCTTGCCAGAGTACGAGAAAGTTAAATCGTAGGGCATGTCAGATAGTCGATCTGCCCTTTTGGTGTAATCGTAGAATGTGACCATGGGGAAAGCTTCCATAAGGTTTTCGTAAACAATGCCATCAACGGTTACAGGTATCGTTTCCCATGCTACATCCGACAGTACGTTCATACGGCAGGCAAGGGTAACCTTACGCTTAGTTGCCCTACGTACATAGGATTGCATTTCCTTGACTACTTGTGCCATGAAAGCATTAGGGTTCGACATGAAATAGTCGGTTTTGGCTTGCCTTGCCAGTGCCACAGATGTCATCTGCCCTCTGCCTGCAGACTTCAGGCAATCGTCCATACATCCCGCTGCCTTAGCCCCTGGGCATAGTGTGTAGTTGGGCATCATAGACAAGCCTATGAACATATACTCGGTCTGTGCCTTGTTGGTCTTGGCAAGCTTGGCGTTGCTGTCATGGGTAAGTAGTTGCATGGTTACACTCCGGTTGGTTACTGTCGAACATTCGACACTGACAAGGTTAACGGCGATAAAAATGGAAAGTTAAGCAAAAACCGACGAACGGCAGACATTAGCCGATGAACGGCAGAAAGCCTTGTGCATCGTCGTTACCTGTGCATCAATTGATGACACCTGTGAGGATGAGTATGAGCAAGGCAATTGTGTGTAAAAACATGACTATGGCTACGATTGTGTCCGTTTCAAGGTTAAGCTTGTTTTTCATAGGGTTACCTATAGCTAATGGATTTAAATGGATTGTAGGGGCTATTAAACCCCTACAAAGGGTAGTAATTAGATCCTCTTGAGTAAAGCTTCAATAACAGCATTCAAGTCTAAGCCTTCGGCTTTAGCGAGATTGGCTACTGAATCGGCGAAAGCTTCAGCATTATCTACGATAATTTCCAGTGTCGAATCTTCGACAGTAGTTTCAACCTTTGGTTGAACGGTTGCATTGTCAACCTTCGGTTGAACGGGTGTCGTATCAACCTTCGGTTGCACTGCAGTTTCAACCTTCGGTTGATTTGGTGTCGAAGGTTCGACAGTAGCATTTACTTCAGCCTTTGGCTGATTGTTGGATCTGAGCAATTGGCGAAGGTAACTAGCAGAGCTAGAGCTGATATCCAACTTTTTCATCTGATCCTGGACTAATGTCCAGTTAGTTGCAAGCCACTGAGCATCTGATCTATCTTGCCTTGACATAGTGGACAATTCAGTTTTCTGTAAAAACTGACCATACTGAACGTCAGACTTGAAGTATGAACGTAGTTCATTGAGCAATTTGCCGATTTGCATCAATCTTTCCAGATTGGCTTTGGCTTGCTTTTTGATGGATCGGTACACTTTGACTTGTGCATCAATTTGCTCCGCAATGGTCTTGCCATCGAATTGCTTCGTCAGGATCAAAGATCCTCCAGCGTCATACATCACAGCGTCATTGACGGGAGGTTTTGCCTTTGGCAATGTGGCATTGGTAACTGCCGACTTTACAGTCGGTACATTGAAAACTCCGTTTTCGGCGATAACTGCGAGGTTTGATTGAGCCATTTTCCTACTCCTTACTATTAAGTTTATAAACAAGTTAAAATATTTACTACCCCTTCACTTTCAGTGAGGGGTAAATATTTTAACTATAAACTTAATAGTAAGAGTGTCCCGCCGACTTTGCCCTACTGCAATTGCCATGCCAACTTCGACGAACGGTCGATTTGAGCCGACGAATGGTAGGTTTGACCTGACAAACGGTAGTCGAAATTGTGGCATGAAAATTGTCTTACAATTTTTACGTGGGATCATGATGTGCGGTCCTAAGTACTTCATGGACCGTGTAAAAGGGGGATAGGGTTAGTGTCGAAGGTTCGACAGGGAAAGTGTGGGGTTGAAGGTGCACCGACTCGACACCTCGTT